TAAAGACGATGGTTTGGCCGTATAGTTCGCCATCTTCATTAGGTGGGTAAGCTTTGTGATCCGCGCCTTTGGGTTTACCGAATGCCGATTTAGGTTTTATTTCGTTAATGTGACCAAGGGTGACTGCTGCACACATAAACACTCGGCCAGCTGCAATTGCATCGGATTTGGCTCGGTGTGCTTCATCAAGCGGAATATTACAGTGCTGTGATACCGTAGCTAATTTGTAGTTAGGTAAGCTGAATGCTGCTTTTGCCAGATTTAATGCACAGTGGTAGTGGTTATTGAGCACGATGCCAACATTAGCGAACTCAGCATCTAAAAAGCCTTTATCAAACTTGGCGTTATAGGCCACGATAGGTAGATCACCGATAAAGGCTTTTAAGTCTTGCGCGAGCTCTGCAAAGGGCGGCTGGTCTACCAGCATCTTGTTGGTGATGCCTGTGATATTGGTTATTTTGCGTGGCACTTTTACCGCAGGATTTATCAATGACTCAAATACAGGGTGATCGTTGGATAGGAGATCAAATTTGATTGCGGCAATCTCGATTATCTTGTCCGTTTCAGCCTCAAGCCCAGTGGTCTCGGCATCTAATGCAATAAATTTTGTCGGTATGTAGGGGTATTTAGCTAAAAACTCTGCGGTTTGCTTATCCATATAATAATTCCTTTTGTTTCAAACGTCGCTGCCACAGTGTTTGCATTTTTTGGCGGCCATCAATATATCTTCTGCACAATAAGGGCATTGTTTAATTTGTTTTGGCGCTTCGGTGACGGGCTGTACTGATGTTGGTGTTGGTGCAGGTTCCTGTGCTGCCACGTTAATCGTTTTTATCGGTTCGTGACTTTTTATCGCCCAGACTAATGCCACAACCCAACCTACAAGTGTCCAGCCTAAAAACAGGTTTAACGCAAATATTGAATAAAAGTTAGGTTGTTTGTGAAAGTAGGCTTCATACATTGGGTAGAAGTAAAGTAACGGCGCAAACAAAATGAAAGATGCGGATAGCAATTGACCAAACTCATTTAGCTGGCTTGAAGGTATTTGACCCATACCAAAACTAAGGCCAGCTAGTAAAATCAAAGATAACAATCTAATTATAAACATTTAAAATCCCTTTCATTATTTAAAAATTAATTATTCCAAACGTTTAGCACTGACCACCAGAACACCCAGCCGATAATTTTGATCTCGGAGGCTTTTTCTGGCGCAATAAATTCATCGGGGAATTCATCGTTGTTATAGCTCTTGATACGAATACCGCCGCCTGGGGTACGATAGAGCATTTTTACTCGTAACATGCCATCGTGATCTATGGCATACATTTCACCGTCGATAATTGATTTTTTACTGGTATCGATACCAACGGTAGTTCCGTGGCGCAGCACTGGCAGCATGCTATTGCCGCTTACGGTTACACAGGCCGCATTGCTTGGTTCTACGCGGCTTTTTTTAAGGGTGGATTTCGCAAAGCGTAGTTTGCAGCCGCCGTTCTCTTGCACAAATGTTGATCCGCTGCCTGCGGCTAATTCCACTTCACGGTAAAACGGTAGTGCCACTTCATCATCCCTTAGCGGTGTATCGCCATCCCATAGCTCAAAGCCAGCATGCCACTCGGCATTTGATTCACGGACCTCAATTTTTTCTGTTTCACCACTAAGAATCCACTCAGGATCACAGTCAAGAATCTTACCTAAATTAATCAGATTTTTACCTGATGGCGCAGATATGCCTAGTTCCCATTGTGTTATTGAACTTGGTGTGATTTGCAGGGAATCAGCAATATTTTTTTGCGTGAGTTTTAGCTCTTTTCTTCGGCGTCGAATCCTCACGCCAATTTGTTCTGTTTGATAACTCATAACAACAGTCTCATCTGCAAAATCTTTGTTGTTAGTTATCTTACATTCGTTTGACATTAGAATCCTTTTGTTGATAATGTTAGAAAACTAACTTTAGGGGTGAAAATGAAAACATCTGACGCGGTAGCTTACTTCAAAACCAAATCAAATTTGGCGAAGCAACTAGGGATCACTCACTCATCAATTTCTCAGTGGGGCGAAGAGGTTCCTGAGCTTCGTGCGTTTCAGCTTGAGCGCTTAACGGGCGGTGAGTTGAAGGTTCATGCTGATAAAGCCATTGAGTCTACGTCTTCACCTCGGGTTGCTTAACTGCTCTTGTTAATGACAAGGATATCTAACCATATGACTAAACACACATTAAAGCGCGAATCGCTTTCATGCTCCGATCCACTCTATGCCGCCCATGCGCTTGGGCACGATTACGGCGTGGATAAGCTGGCGCGGGATTTATTCCAACAGCCCGGGGTGATGTACAACAAATTGAACCCTGAGAACGACAGCAATCACTTGTATTTACGTGATGCGATTCATTTGACTGAGCTGGCCGATGATGACCGCATTTTATCGGCGTGGTGCCATAGCCGCGGTGGGGTGTTTGTCAAACTGCCTGAGTCGGTGAATTGCGATGAAGAGCTAAGCGATCAGCTGCTGCTGATTAGCGAGCAAATGGGCATTGCGCTGGCCGAGATCCGCGACTCCCGCGCTGATGGGGTGATCACCCCTGATGAGTTTGAATGCATTAGCCGTGAGCTCACCAAAACCGTGCGTGAAGTGCTGTCGCTTAAAGCGGTAGTGAGTAGCCAAGTGCGGGATCTGCCAAAAGCAAACCCTTTCAGCGTTGAGTTACAACCTAGTCAGATTTTTTCAATTAATGACTCTGTGTCAATAACAAAGAGCGCGCAGCATGAGTGATGTTATTTATGATGCGGCATTAGAGCATGAAGCGCATATCAAGGCCGCTTTAACTGTTCGTCAACCAACACTGCCTTTTATTGGCAAGTGCCATTACTGCAAGGCAACTGTTTCAAATAATCAACATTTTTGTGATGCCGACTGCCGCCACGATTACGAGCGGTTAAAGGCGAATGGGAGAGTGTGATGTCAGATAGAAACTTAGTCCTTATCCCGCAATTTAATGAAAATCAGTTAACTGATAACTCCTGCGCAAATATTCCCTACACACCTGAAGAAGATGCCGAGTTCGCTCGCATTGAGCGCAATCAAGATATCGCTTTGTTGGCTAACGTGATCCGCAGTTCACCAACAACGAGTGCTGAGGCGATTGCGGCGCGAGTGTTGGATGCGGGGTATCAGTTTTCGGGTAGTGCGGTGCGCTTTAAATAAGAAAGCCCACTAGAGCTGTGCAGGCCGTGGGCTTAATACCAAGTGAGGCAATAACAATGGTACTGGAATCAATTGATAGCGTCAATCATGGCGCTGGTGGCAGTAATGTGGTGCCGTTACGGCCCGTTGCTGACAATAAACAGCATGCGCGGGGTGGGGTGGTGAAAGCAGATTTGGATGATGGTTATTTACGACTCTCCAATACGCTGGTGGACGCCCTGTGCCGCACGAAATTAAGCGATCGTGAGAGTCGTGTTTTATTTGCTGTTATCCGTAGAACCTATGGCTACGGCAAGGCCACTGACTGGGTATCGTACAGTCAAATAGAAGAAATGACGGATATCGATACTGACAACGTATCGCGGGTGATTGGCGGCTTATTAAAGCGCAATGTGCTGATAAAAGACGGCAAGAAAATTGGGGTTAACCCAACGGTTTCTTCTTGGACTGATAAAACAGCAAAGGCAAAAACTGTCAATTCTGACAGTAAAAATTCACTGTCTATTCTGACAGTAAAACCTGTCTATTCTGACAGCGAGGCTGTCTGTTCTGACAGTAAAAACTGTCTAGATAGACCCCTACAAAAGAAAGACATTAATACAAAAGAAATACAAAAGATCTCTTCGTCGCACATTGCTAACGCAATGGCCGACATGCAGGTTAAACCCGATGCTGCTATTCAAACTCCCAATGGCAAGCTTTGGGGCACTCAAGACGATTTAACCTGTGCTGAGTACATCTTCAACAAAGTGCTGATTGTTAACCCCACTGCAAAGCAACCGAATTGGCCTGATTGGGCTAACCAAGTGCGCTTGATGCGTGTGCAAGACAAGCGCACTCACCACGACATCTGCAAGCTGTTTAAGTTTGCCAACTCCGACTCATTTTGGGCGAGCAATGTGTTATGCCCAAAAACCCTCCGTAAACAATGGGACAAACTTAACGCCAAACTGCTAGCGAGATCATCACATGAAACCACTGCAATCGATTCTGCCGGACACAATCAACGCTATGAGAACCCAACAGCCAGAGTATTCCGTCAGCTCAGGGAAATGGCCGCAAGCCTTGATGAACAAAACGATTGCCAAGGTGGTCATGCTGGAGCTGATCCCCGCGATGAGTTTATACAGTCGTGATTTCTCAAAGAAATTCGGCAATGAGCTTGAGTCTGTAATTTCGGAGTTTGTTGAGGTGATTTGCAAGGCTGGCTTAAGTGAGCAGCAAGTAAGAATGGGGATTGATGTCTATAAGCTTAAAGCTGCGACAGCTCCATGGAGCGTTAATCCTACAGAGTTTTTAATGTTGTGCGGCCCTGTTTCACAGTTGGGTGAAATTGAAGTGCTTGAGGCGTTCACGAGAATGATTGAACACAAATCTGCAATGACTGACGTTGAGCACGCAGCAAGGCTTAAGTGCGCGTACCAATGCCGCAATCAACTACCACAAGACAAAGCTTTGGTGCTATTCACTTCACACATGAAAGCATTTAGCGCAAAGCAAGCGCGCGGGGAGTTTATCCCAAGCCGTGACACCAAGTTACTTGAGCGCAAAGGTCAGCCTCGCCAATTCAATCAGGATTTTGAAGCCCAGATCGGCAAGCGTGTAGCTAGAACGTCGATTGAAATTCGCATGCTCAAGTTGCAGATGGCAACAAAACGCCGCAAAGCGTTTAGGCGACGTAAGGCGCAAAGCAGCACTAGAACTGGTAGCGCAATCATTCAGCGCATTACGGCATTTAAGCGCCGCAAAGCCAACAGCCGCTTAAGGGTGGCTCGCCATGGCTAAAGCAATTAAACACCTCCCAGCAGATGCGCCAGATTTTTATAGCGCGATTGTGGCGCCTGGAGTTGTGGACTGTGCATCAAAGCAAGTCGTGCAAGAGGCGGTTAACGATGCGCAGTTGTTTGTACCAAAAGCGGTGACAGCCGCTGAGTTACGGGCCCAAGGGTTATTGCGTGAACGCGAACTACCGCAAATGTGGCATTGCCGCGGTGGTGAGTCGGATATGGAGAAGATTGTAAAGCATATGTCGGTTATCCCCGCGGAGTTTAAACATTCCGTATCAATCGAGTATGAGCGTTTATTTGCGCTGGGTGGGCCAGCTTGTCGCAAACAGGCTAATCAGTTTTTGGTAAGGCAGTCAAAGCGGTTTAGAGGGGTTTAGCAGTATGGACTTTAAATTACTACATGGAGATTGCCTCGAGCTGATGAAAGGCATACCTGATAACAGCATTGATTTGATTTATGCAGATGTTCCTTACGGAACGACTCGCTGCGCATGGGATGAAGTTATTCCTCTAATTCCAATGTGGGAGCAGCTTAAACGAATTATTAAGCCTAATGGTGTTATTGCAATGCATGCAGCACAGCCATTCACCTCGGTTTTAACATGCTCAAACTTACCTTGGTTTAAAGAAGAAATAGTTTGGGAAAAAGGTAATGCGACAGGTTTTTACAATGCCAAAAAGCAACTAATGAGAGCTCATGAGCATGTGCTTATTTTTTGTAATGGAGTTGGCACTTACAACCCACAAATGACGCATGGTCATCCAAGAAAAACAGCATCAAGAAAGAAAACAGGCAGTGAGTGCTATGGAGAAGGCTCAAAAGGGTCTGTTTACGACAGCACTAGCCGTTACCCACGTTCTGTTCAGTTTTTCTCATCAGATAAGCAAAAAAGGAAGGGCGAAAGAATTAACCCTACTCGTAAACCAGTAGCGCTGTGCGAATGGATTATCAACACATATAGCAATCATGGAGAGACCGTTCTTGATTTTTGCTTTGGTAGTTGCTCAAGCGGAATAGCCAGCATGAACACTGGGCGTAATTACATTGGCATCGAACAAGATGCTGATTTTTATGCTGATGCGTTTGCTAAGTATTGCGCTGGTAATGCGGAGGCAGCATGAAGCTAATTATTGGTATTGATCCTGATCTCACTAAAAGCGGCGTGGCCACTGTGGTGGACGGCAAGATACAGCTGCTTAAGAGCATGGGTTTTAGTGAGTTGATTGAGTTTGTTGTTTGCAGTGCTGCGAGTTCGCCTTGCGTTGTGCTGCTTGAGGATGTGGATAACAAAAATCCAGTATTCGCTAGCAAGTTAAAGCGGACTGCCAAAGGCCAAAATCCATTGCTGGCTTACGTTGGCCATGCCCCAAGCCAAGGCGGTAGTGAATTTAAGATCAATATGAGCAAGGCCGAGGACTTGGGAAAAGTGAAAGCCACGGCAAGATTAATTAAAGAAGTACTCGAGGACAAAGGGATTACCGTGACTTTGGTTAAACCGCTGCGTGGCCCAGTGAAAAAGGCTAAGGATAGCAGTGTGTATTTTAACAAAATCACCGGCTGGACTGGCCGCAGCAATGCCGATACCCGCGATGCTGCGTTAATCGCCTTATTTGGCAAGGGGGATTTATGCCGTTAAAAGCCCCATTAGCTGAGCGTTTAGCGCGTGGTGTTGAGTTGTATGTAAACCAAAAGATGACGCTTTTAGATAGTTCTGCTGCTGCGCCTGTGTGCCGTAAAAAACTCACAAAAGAGTTAAAGGACCGCGGGTTATTGCGCAAGGAGCCTAAAAAGCTCAGCGAGAAATTTGAAAAGGCCATCAAGCTTTATGTTGATGAAAACTTATCTGTTTTTAACGCTGCAGCTAACACAGGCGTATGCAAGACGGCACTAGCCAAAGTATTAAGAGAGCGCGATTTACTGCGTAATACGGCCGAAAAGAGCGCCGCCAACTTGGAGCAAGCGATCGCCTTGTATGTAGCTGGCGCCACCATTTTTGCGGCCTCACGCCAAGCTAAAGTTGGCAACCAAACCTTAGGCGATGCGCTAAGTGCCCGTGGATTACTGCGCAAGCATCCAGAGCGTAAACCAATGAGCACTGTATCGTGCCAAGATCCGCTTGAGTCGGCCGAAAGCCGTGTATCAAGCATGGCACTGAGCATTATTCATTCCGCTGCCCGTGCTGCAGCTAACCACCAAGGAGATGGCAGATAAATGATTTCAATTGAGCGCTTGTTTGAGCTGCTATCTCCACGCGGGTTATCGATTGGTGCGGCGGCGGGGAAAGGGGTTTTTAGTCGGGAGGATGCTATGGGTGTTATTGCGCAGGTACAGGGTAAGTACCCCGTTG